GTGGTGTCGGAGGACACTGGGGTAGTGTCCGAACGGTCTCAGACATCGCGCCTGGCCCGATTCCTTTTATGCATACGGTCGATGCGGACATGATTGCATACCGTCAGGGGAAGACGCGTAAAGGGTCTTACGCGGCTTATCTGGATGTGTCACACCCAGACATTATTGAGTTCATTAACATCCGAATTCCTACGGGAGACGTACAACGTAAGGCACTAAACATACACAACGCAGTCAATATCTCCGATGAGTTCATGGCGGCGGTTATCAATAATACCGACTTCGATCTACGTGATCCGAAAGACGGTGCGGTCAAGGACACAGTCAATGCTCGCAAACTATGGGAACGCATTCTTGAAATTCGTTTCCGTACAGGTGAACCCTACCTGAACTTTATCGACACTGCGAATCGTGGTCTACCAATGTCTCTCAAGGAAAAGGGACTACGCATTCACGGTTCGAACTTATGCAATGAAATTCACTTACCGACAAACGAAGACCGCACGGCCGTCTGTTGTTTGTCTTCTTTAAACTTAGAGTACTATGATGAATGGAAAGACACTAATATCGTGCGTGATCTTGTTCGTATGTTGGATAACGTTCTCCAATATTTCATCGATCACGCGCCCGATAGTATTTCCCGCGCTCGTTATTCGGCAGAGAGAGAAAGAAGTATTGGATTGGGAGCGATGGGATTCCACTCACTCCTACAAAAACACTCTGTTGCTTGGGAATCTGACAAGGCTAGAGAGATCAATGAAGTGGTGTTCCAACACATCTCAGACGACGCTATCGCTGAAACACAACTATTGGCAAAAGAACGCGGTGAGTATATCGACGGTGAACATACTGGAAGAAGAAACTCACACCTCTTAGCGATCGCACCTAATGCATCATCGGGCGTAATCCTATCAACATCCCCATCTATTGAACCCCTCAAGGCATGTGCGTACACGCATCGTACACGTGCGGGATCCTTCCTTGTGAAGAACGCGCACCTAGAGAAACTCCTAGAAGAGAAGGGTCATAACAACGAATCTACATGGTCTAGTATCATTACTAAAAAAGGGTCGGTGCAACACCTACCATTCCTTAACGAAGGAGAGAAGGCGGTATACAAGACCGCTCAGGAACTAGACCAGAATTGGGTAATAACACATGCCGCTGATCGACAAAAATATATCTGTCAGGGTCAGTCGGTTAATTTGTTCTTCCCATCCGGTGCACCGAAGAGATATGTCAACAAGGTGCACTTCAACGCGTGGAGACAAGGACTAAAGGGTCTTTATTATCTACGCACCGAAGCCAAGTCAAGGGCAGAGACGGTTTCGGACAAAGTCGAACGGGTAGCACTCGAAGACGATAACCGCACCATCATCTACGGTAAGAGTAACTGTCCGTGGTGTAAGTTGGCGACCGAAGAGTTGTCACTGCGCGGCACTCCGTTTGACTATATCGATCTGGAAGAGATCGGTAAAACCGCTGCAGAAGTAACTGGGCGAAAGGTCAAAACTGTCCCACAGATTTACATCGAAGGTCGATATGTGGGTGGGTATGAAGACCTAATGAGTCACTTGGAAAGTGATTACAACGAGACCGAATCAGGCGATGAATGTCGTGCCTGTGAAGGTTAATATAATTTAACAATAACATTAATAGGACTTATATGTCATCTTTACTAAAATTTTCAGAAACATATAAACCGTTCCACTATCCGTGGGCGGTCGATTTAGCAAAGAAACATGAAGAAATCCACTGGATTGAGGACGAAGCAGAACTATCAGAAGACGTACAGGATTGGAAGACCAAACTGTCCGCCGCAGAGAAAGAGTTCATCACACACGTCCTACGACTCTTCACGCAGTCAGACGTTCAGGTAGGAGAGAACTACCACGAACTACTGATTCCAAAATTTAAAAACAACGAAGTCCGCAACATGCTATCATCATTTGCGGCACGAGAGGCAGTGCACCAACGTGCGTATGCCTTACTGAATGATACCCTTGGTCTACCAGACGAAGACTTCCACAAGTTTCTTGATTATAAAGAAATGGCGGACAAGATCGATTTCATGAAAGAGGGAAATACCCAATCGCATATGGGTCTTGCACTTGCGTTGGCACAGTCAGTGTTCAACGAAGGTATGTCGGTATTCGCGTCGTTTGTCATGCTACTAAACTTCCAACGTTTTGGAAAGATGAAGGGTATGGCAACTATCGTAGAATGGTCCATCCGTGATGAAACTATCCACGTACAAGGTAACGCAAAGTTGTTCCGCACGTTCTGCGAGGAACACCCCCGCGCAGTTAACGATGAACTTAAATCCAAGATATATAAGATGGCGCGAAACGCTGTCAAATTAGAAGACAAATTTATTGACCTTGCGTTTGATGGTAATGATGTACAGGGACTAACCAAACAAGAAGTCCGCGACTACATTAGACACATTGCAGATAGACGATTGCTTCAGTTGGGACTGAAGCCTAAATTTAATCAAAAAGACAATCCTCTACCGTGGTTAGACTGGGTACTAAACGGTGCATCACACGACAACTTCTTTGAGAAACGTGTTACCGAATACTCAGTTGCTGGAATGGAAGGCGACGACTTCGGTTGGGAGGAATTGGAAACTGAGGTTGCATGATGGAACAAGAGTACACAATTGAATGTCCGATATGTGATATGACCACGGTTATTCGTGTACAGTACGCAAGTCTGTACGAAGACGAAGTTCCGTGTTATTGTCCCATGTGTGGTGCAGATGCTGAGGCGGAAGAATCGGATTAATAGTGATATGAATTTAAAACAAGTGATACAATCTGTCCCAGACTGGCCAGAACCTGGCATAAATTTTCAGGATGTAACAAGTCTCTTACAAAACCCACAGGCATTTCAACAGAGTGTCCGTACCCTTGTAAACCATATGGAAGATAAGGGTTATACGGACATCGTCGCACCAGATGCGCGTGGGTTCTTGTGGGGAGCGCCTATTGCACTTTACCTTGGAATACCACTACACATCGTGCGCAAACCTAACAAGTTGCCCCCACCCGTGAAGTCTCGCAAGTACAAGTGCGAGTATGCTTCACGCACACTCGAAATCAAAACGACTGCACCACTAAACAAGAACAGTCAGGTATGCATCATTGATGATGTGAGTGCGACAGGTGGGACGGCACTTGCTATCACAGAGTTGTTACAGTCATTCGATGTCTCTAGAATATCTTATGGGTGTGTCATCGACCTAGAGTTTCTAGGAGGCACGGAAAAACTCCGTGGTCAACAAATCAAAACCTATAGCGTGGTTACATATGATAAGTAAGATGTCCGACATCATCCTCATTGCCTTAGAACTAGAGGCGCCAAAAATGTCCCAGTGGGACAATGTCTTTTTTACCGGAGTCGGTAAAGTCAATGCGGCAATGACTGCTGCAAAATTAATAGAACGACACAAACCGAATGTGGTTTGGAATTTCGGAACCGCAGGTGGTATCACCGTAGATGGTGGTATCCACGAAGTGACACAATTCGTACAACGAGACATGTCTTGCGCTGGATTGGGTTACAGTCTAGGACAGACTCCGTTTGAAGATGGAGTTGTTCTTGGAGAAGGTAATGGACTCACTTGCAGTACAGGTGATGATTTCGTTGCAGACCCAAACCTTGATATCCCAGCAGATCTAGTCGAGATGGAGGCATATGCAATTGCCAAAGTCTGTCAGGATGCAGGTGTCGAGTTCCGATGTTACAAGTACGTCAGTGATAAGGCGGACGATGGTGCAGCAGAGGAATGGAGTAAAAGTGTCGCCAATGGTGAACCACATTTCATAGAGGTTTACAGCAACTCTATATAGTTGCATGACATGGTTGTATGAAGACAATATATTCGAACCCGAAGAGAACTTCCTAGAAGACTACCAAGGGTTCGTCTACCAAATCACCGAACTTGACACTGGTATGAAGTATATCGGTAAGAAGTTCTTTTGGAAACCCAAGACACTCCCTGTCACTAAAACCCGCAAACGCCGTGTCAAGACGCGCGTCCAATCTGACTGGCCCAGGTATTATGGGTCGAGTCAAGACCTCAAAGAAGCCGTCGCATCCCGTGGCGCAGACAACTACAAACGTGAAGTCCTCAAACTCTGCCGTACCAAGGGAGAGTGTTCCTACTACGAGGCAAAACTCCAATTCGAGTACGACGTACTCCTACGCGACGACTATTACAACGCCTTCATTGGTTGTAAAATCCACGCGAAACACCTTCCAGAAATGTGACAAAATACCGAAAAAAAGTTCATTTATTTCCAAAATAAGTGTTGACAGACGTTTTCAAATCGTGTTATACTTACCTTGTAAGTTAATGAGATAGAGAGAGAAAAGACATGGCACGAATTATTTACCAAGATTCATTTGACCGCGAAGAGATGGAATCATCAGACATTGGTTTCAACCAAGCGCTTCGAATTATCAAAGGTTTCATGGGTACTG